CGCTAGTATGCAGTGAGAAGCGATGGACCGGCCATGGAATTAGCCATTATGCCAGTTATGCCGCCGATGACGGCATCTCTGGCGAAACGCTTCATCCCAGAAACGGCCATCGCCTGTGCGTGACTGGTCAAAGTCGCGCTTAGGTCTTTGCCAATGGAAGCAAGAACTTCCACGAAGGAATTGGCGGAAGTGGGCTGGACGGTGGAGACGACACCGCTATCGTAAGCGGGAACCCACTCCCAAACAATGGTGGTCTCGAGGTAGCCGTTAAGAGCCATCCCCGTAGTAGTACCTTTGGTGGGAGCGTCGATTCCGACGCCTACCATGAAGGCGGCTCCGCTGTCGGCGTGGTAAATGACGCCTTTTTGGCGGAACTCCAAGTCCTCGGGACCACTAGGGATCCACTTCACTTCAGGAATCTCAGTGCTACCGCCGTTTCCGACGGTGCGAGACGCCATGGCGCGAAGCTTGTCCACATAAGTGACCCCGGCCCCGCCGCCGGGTGCGGCGAGGTCCTGGATATCGTCCGGTACGTATCCCATTGAAATGGTACCGGAGCGAAGTCCCAATGGTCCAAACGGAATAAACTTTAAACAAGCCGCAACAGCTCTATACGCACGAGCACTGGTAAGGATACCGGTCTCCAGATCGACAGCAGGTTGCAGCACGATTGTCCTGCCCCCTGTGTTTCCTAGCTGGAAGGTAAGCGTTCCCAGTGCGGGGCGCAAGATTGCGTGAAAATTTGAAGCCTGCGTAGGATCTGCAACGGTCAACTCGCCCGTCAGCTGGTTAACGTACTTCTGGCGGACCAATAGTCCGGAAGAAGGTCCGAGCCCAACCGGGGGAACGAGAGGCGCATTACAAGGGTCCAGCAGTAGGTTGCGATAAGCAATCGCGCGGGCGTCAAGCGTCCTGCCAGGAGCAGGACGCTTAACACGAACAACGCGACGCTTAACATTATTGCGCTTAGCCTTAGCCATTATTTCGAATGACTCGTTTATATTGCCGCCTCAGTCGGAATCATCACGCACCAGTCGGACAGCTCCTTCTGCGGGTAGTCCAAAGACAGCCGCTTCAGGTCCTCGATGGTCTTGCAGTCTCTCAACCGCTTGTCCAACAAGGCAGCCTCCTCAGGGGTGATGCCGAGCCCTTGAGCAACGCTGCTCATCAGCAGATCCCGGTCGCCGCCGTCGTAGGGGTAAGGTCCGTATCCGGTTTTCCTCTCCAAGTCGGATCTCTCGACGGATTGGTCGCCGGCCTTGTACCCCTCTGGCAGCTTGTAGATCTGCTTCACCGCTGTAGCGTATGCCGAAAGCACGGGCACGTGCGAATCGGTGACAAGTGCTGCGGTGGCCTTTAAGAGGAGTCGCTCAGTGACCTGTCCCGGCGTCGCCGTAGGAGGCGCCTGGACCGTGCTGAGTTTCCTCAAACTTCTCACCATTGCGGGGTGGGACGTTAGGCTCGTCCGGATGTCTGGGTATACGCGTGCCAGAAACACGACGTAACCGGGTCCTGCATCCTCAGGAATGGGCTCCCTCTCAAGTTTCATACCGGTATCCTTGGCCACAGTGGCGGTCCCGTCAAACACCTCCGGGTCTACGACCGAATCGTCACCGAAATAGAGTCCGAGCTTCCTAAACGCTTCTTTCGGCGTCTGGCCCATCCTCCGTCTAGCGGCGTATTCGTTAAACGCAGCGTCCAGCGTGTTGAGGTCCGTCGTCACTGGGGACCCTGAAAGGTTGGCCCCGCTAGTTGTGGCGCGTACTCCGAAACGCTTGGTTGTAGTCCTTGCGTTCCGTTCCCGCTCCAACAATTCACGGAGCTCCTCGGAGTACTCCTCGGGGAATGCGCGGAGATAAATCGGTTCGAGGACGTGCTTCCTGTAGTCCACGGAAGTTCGCCCGTCCATCCGACTGTAATCCCCTCCCACCAGCTGTTTGCCGACGGTTTTCTGCAAACCCCTAAGAGCCATGGCCATTTCAGCAGGCTTCTTCCCTACGGCGTAGAAGGCGTGCCTCTTCAACATAGGCTTGATTGCCAATGAGAAGGCACTCAACCGCGTCGTCTGGTCGGTAGGCACTTGGTTGATCAGGCGCGGGTCCGAAACGTCGACGTACGTCTCCTTCTTTTGGAAGGAGGACGTCGCCAACGACGAGGACCTATCGGCCAAAATCGCGGCGTCTCTCTCACGCCGGGCCCTTTGGGTTGGCTTGTTCTGCGCCAACCTGACAGCTTCAGGTCCCAACGGGGTCAACTTGCCTGGCTCCCGGACGACCAGCTCGGCGAACTCTGCGCCAAACCCGATCAAGTCTTCGCCGAACCCGGCCTTGTTTTCCACCGCCTTGAGGCGGGCCTCGATCGCTCGGGCCTCGTTATTGGCGCTGCTGGTCGGACCAACGCCGCCGCCGACGAGCGGTGGGGCGGCAACCACCGTTGACGGGGTGCCATCCTCCAATGCCAATCCGGCTCTGCTCTGGTAGTTGCAGAACTGGTGCGGCCTGTACGCCTTAGTGAAATACTCG